CGAGTCCCCCTCGCAAAAAGGCGATAGTTCCATTCACCTGTACTATTGTCTCCTTTTGAAAAAACAACTCCCGCACCAACTGTGTCCTTATTGATCCATGCTGTAATTGTAAATGTATCAGCAGGGGCAAAGGCTAACGACGGGGGCTTGCCTAAATCAACAAAGTTGGCATTGTTATCGTACACTTGGGCATTTCCTAAGATACCCACGGTATTCGTTGGGAGATTACCGCCCCACGTTCCATCAAGCCCGTTGGCCGTTGAATCTAAAGCTACAGCTCCGCCTTCTTTGTGATAAACCGCTTCATATACACTACTCCAGGCATTTTGAGCTCCATATAAATCCGTTACTGCATAGTCGGTTGCGGCGGAATTGTCGTAGTAAATATAAAAGTCGGTGGCAGTAGTTGCCGAGAGGTCAGCTTTGAAATGAACATCATTAGCAGTAACAACCTCACGGGCAAGCTCTGTGGTTCCATCGGCTTTCGTTATCCTTATCTCGCCAGCACGGGCAAGGGTTAGCCCAATGGATGAAATGTCGACATGTACAGTACCTACCTGCGCCGCATTAATAGTCAGCTTCTGCCTTTTCAGCCAATTTGAATTATACCAGGACATAAATAACTGCCACGATTATAAATAAAATGCTTGCCGCACTGGCAAAGCATGATTGCTGACCGGACGAATACTTTTTTATTTCTTTCATAATTAGTCGCCGCCAATTTCCTGTTTCGCTGTAATACGACCCCAGATAGCGATAACGGAAGCGATAGCAGTACCAACAGCTACCACTACAGCTTGTAGATCTGCTTCTACGATATCAATACCGAATACCTGCACAGCAAGCAACACCAGTACAGCAATAATAGAATTTATAGTTTTACTTTTATACCACGGTTTTTTTTGGATTCGCATAACAGGTTTTGTTCGTTTAGATTTTAATTCCGATCCTATCCTATCAGCCGTGGCGTCAATAACCTCGCCAAATGGGATGAATCGCTTTAGTAAATTGATAATCTCACCGCCAATCACGCCAGCCGTTGTCTCTCCGGCCAGCGTTGCTTTTACTGACTTCCAGAAATTGCTTTTCTTACCACTTTTGATCATCTCATGAGTGAGTGGCTTGACATTTTCAATCACATACTCATCATAATCAATATGCTTCAGCTTATCGTAATCGGATAGATTTATCTTACCCTCGATAATTCGGCCAAACTCTGCGGCTGTAATTCTGTCTATGGAATTAATCACTTTTCCTCCATTCACGTATAAGAGACGTATTGTCTTTCACCAGTCCATGTATATTCCTTAATTCTTTCCGAAAATTCTTCTGCTCATCCCTCATGCTGTCAATGGCTCTTTTGGTATTGCCCATGGCCTCGGTATTATTTTTTATAAGTCCTTCAAGCGCCTGATCTCTTGTTTTATTATAAACATCTGAACTTTTCCATTCCCTATAAAATATTAATGCAATTAATCCCAAAAGCGCAAAAGAAACGCCATACTCCAAGAGCATTCCGAACACACTTTTTGCTTGCGGCGTTATCTGCGATACAAACCATAACCCGAGAATCACTCCTGCCTCTGTAATTTTTGTAGTCATAACGGTCAATAAAATTAACATAAAAAAATCCCTTCTATAAAGGTCATAATTCTTCTAATTTTAAACGCCATCGAATCATCTCGCCCCAAACTAAATGCGTGTCCGTCCGTGATTTTGGAAGCGTATTAGCCGATTCTATGATGCACGAAATTATATTGAAATCCTGCAGATTAAACGGCGTGGCTTCATTCGTAGGGCGTACACGTATAATACCTTTAATTTGCCCTAAAATATCGTAAATATTCATCCGGCTGTATTCTGGTTGATCTGTCTGATCCCAAACTTTTGTAACAAAGGTATATTCACTACCAAAACTTGTTTTGTCGCTATCATCGACCTCTGTCCAGCTTCCAAACATTACCTGTGGGTACCCGCTATCATCATCACCGCCCTCGTCAATCACCGGCACGACATTTCCGCCAATGGTAACATTCCCCGAAAGCATGGAATAGAAAGCGCTATGTATGGCCAACCGTGCATCTTTCATCTTTTAAGGATTTTCTTAATGCGCTTTATATATTGAGGGCGTTCGGCTTCCCACGCAGGAAATAAGAACGGATCTAAATCCTCTATGCTCTGAGCATATTCTACATTTGTTACAACAAGCGCTTCATCAGTTTTTGTCTTTTCATTCGTTGATCCATCGAAATTATTGCCTTTTTTATCGGTATAACCGAAATTCGTATCACTTGAATTAGTAAATACAGGATGAATACTTGAGCGTAACCGACCGGTATCAACGCGAACATTCTTTTTTGCTACCCGTTCTACATTTATAACCGCTTCATCGGTCGCATCTTCAAGCTTCTCGGTTACAGTCTGACCAAAATCATCCAAGTTCTTTACAGCCTGTTTTATGCCTGAGATCCGTACTTTCATAATATCTCATGGCTTGCCGCTATTTGAAAATAGAAATTCTGCTCATCCTGATTTATCACATAATGGAGATTATATTTTCTATTTTTAAAAATGATTCTTGATTCAGCGTTGATCTCAAAATCCTGATAGCGCAATTCAATAATAGAATCGACAGTTGAATCCTGTGCATCTAATTTCAGTCGTTCATATCCTTTGATCGTCTGTATATTAGCCCATATTTCGGCAGTATCTATCCACTCACCGCCGCCGGTATAGGTACCGCCGCCGCCAAGTCCATCACCGCCGCCGGTCGATTCATCCGATACATAGTGCTGAAGTGTTACAAGGCAATCAAATTGACCTGTATTCTTTTTATGTGCGGCTGTTAATGCCATTTATATCGTGTAGGTTTTATATTTCAGCCAATGGGACTGTGAGCTGTTCGGCATCTCATCCACGGTCGCGTCTAATGCCAAATCTTCACGGTCATTATAATTCGATGCTATCCATTTTAACAATCCGATCTTAAATTCATTGCCAATAGTGCTCCCTGTAAAAAGACCGGTCTCATATACAAGTGTGATGATACCCTGATAATTATAGTCAATGCTGGCTGATTGCTCGGAAAAGTCAACATCTTCATCATATTCATCTGTTATACTTATGATGGTACTTAACGGCCCCCACAATGGAAAAAAAGTGTTGGTATGCCCATATCCTCGGGTCAGTTCCGTTATCGTCTGAGGCCGTATAACTTTCCCAGTTAATGACTCAAATGCCTCTTGTCCGGCCATGATAAGGCTTTCAATAATAGCATCATCGACAGAATAATCAATCTTGGCATACTGCTTGGCTTCCTCAACAGAAACCGTCAATTCCGTTGTAGGTGTGTAGCTTGTCGATATATGCCTACTTCGTCTCATACGGTTCTTTTAACTCTTTCGTATCATATTCTTTTTTCAATTCTTTGAGCAGTTCCTTCTTGCTCATCGTTGAATAGCCTTTCAGATCTACATGTTTGGCCATTTCATTCAGTTCTACAACGGTTTTATCATCAATACTTCTTTGCTTGAGCAACTTTTCAGCTTGTCCGGCGGCGATAAGAGCATCCGCGTATTTGTCACCAACTTCGATAACATCTCCAGCGGCATTCATTTTTCCACCGTGATTTATTGAACGATTAATTTTTATCTTTTTCATATAAACGGGCGTTAATAATTAATCCGGGAGTCGAAATGACCCCCGGAGTAAATTGTTAAGTTGTTGAAGTGGCTGCACTATATGTGCCACGAATGACAGCGGTCGGCCGTTCAACTACGAACACTTCGCGCATTTCAGCCCTGATCGTTACCAGGTTCTTAATGAAGTTGTCGCGATCTTCATATGAGAAGTCTACCGTTACGTTTTCACGCTGGTAGATGGTTCCGGACTGTTGCCCGTCAAAGACATAGAATACATCTTCGTCAATGTAGGTGCTTTCGTTCATCAGCTGGCTTATCATAGACCAGTTAGCGCCATTCATCAGATACCCGCCCTGACTGTCTACGGTGTGATTGAACACAAATCCGGCTACAGGATTGACAAGAATTTGATTTCCGTTATACTGATTAAGCCGCAGTTGAGTACGGGCGTAATCAAGAATATCGAAATAGTTGGCATCAGCTACAGCAATTCCGGTTCCACTCAATGCAGCCTGAAAGCTGTCAGAATCAAACGGAACATGAGTTTCGGTGTTGACAAGACCCAAAAGCTCGTTATTTGCATTAGTACCTTTGATCAGCTGCCGTGATTCCTCTCGGAAAAGTCCATCGCGGAAACGTACGCTAAGGTAGTTTCGCAGCATTGGCATGTCAGCCATCAGGTCTTTATGAAGGCGTCCGGTATGCGCAATCGTGCGTACAGGCCGTGTTTCCAGTGCCCATGTGATGGCCGATTCGGGCTTGA